ATTACGCCACGCCTACTTACGGGACACCGCCTGAAGGTTATCCGACCAGTCCTGATTTACAGGCAGCGGAGAATCGGCCTTTCTACTCCCCGTGGTTGGAGGAAGAGGAAGATAGCCTGTTTGCCGAAGGCGGGGCAGTTACGGAAGAACCCCAGGGTCTTGAGTCAATACTTCAACGACGCCAAAACGCCGTGGATAACATGTTCGTCAAACGGGGAAGTGGTAATGGCGTTCGGTAAAAAGCCCTGTTGTGAAGGTTGCGCCCGGAAGCCTTCCAAGGCCCGGATATCGGGTAATCCGATAGCCCACCTGTTCCAGATGGGTGGCGAGGTGATGTTTGCAGATGGCGGTGAAGCGCGAACAGACATAGGTGCCGCAGATCCTGAGTACACTAGTATTTGGCCGGGAAGTGAATATTCGACACTAGGTAACATAGGGGGCATGCTGTGGCGTCCTTTTTTGCGACGCGAAGTATTAAAAGAAGAAGAAACAAGACGGGTTGGAGACGATACTATTGAGATTAACCCGCAAACGGGAATGGAGGAAGTGATGTCCACCATTCAGACATTTCCGGGAGAGTATGGGCCTATTGAATCTGCTTGGCCGACTTCTATGGACATTATGAATTTCGGGATAGAAAACTGGTTAAAAGCGAAAGCGTTTTTAAGTACCCCGGAAGGCAGAGAGCAAGCCCTTGATATCGCCCAACAATTACCTTCGCAAGCTATTGAAGGCGCTCAAGATTACATGACCCAGCAAGTAGACATGGCTAATCGGGGTTTACAAGAAACATACGATCCGGCAACGGAAGAAATAAAGGACTTTAATATTCCAAAGATAGCGGCGGAAATAATGTTGGGAAGCCTAAGCCGACCTGCGGTAGAAGTAGCTGGCAATGAATTGATAACGGGCATGGCTGTTCGACCAAAAAGAGCGGTGGTGCGACCGGCTTCTACTTACCCCCAAGAGGAAAGATTCGCCGATACTGGAGAAATAATAGTTGATGACTATGAAACCATACGAGAGTATGAGGCTTTGTTAGTAGACGGTTTAGTAGCGGCGGGAGTTAGCGCGGAGATAGCGGCGGGAGTTGGTGCAAAAGCCGATAAGTATTTTATGACCCAACTAGGCACAGCCGATGATCCAATAAGACAACGCATGCTGCAAGGAGATATAAAACCTGCGGTTTATAGGGACGAAAGTGACGGGTTTCTCGGGAGGGATAACCCGAGAAACCCGTTCGGGGTCGCGGGGAGTGCCTTGAACTTTGACACCATAAACAATCCTTTAGAGTTTGTGCGTAAGCAGGTAAGCGAAAACAATCCCTATTTTGACGAAGCAAGAAGCGATTTTGAAAAAGCATATGATAGGGCTACGGGTGTTGAAAGGACGATAGTTGGTGCTGATGAATATGGCGACTACCCAGCCTTTAAGTCTGAAGCAAATCAAATGTTATCAGAGGGCGTACCTTCCGATTTAATCGACCGTACTGAAGGCGGGACTGGCGATATTCCCTTGTCTTTATACGCAGACGAGACACGCACGTTGGCTGAGACTCAAGACCGGCTAATAGCTGCGTCAGATCGCCCGGATGCTTGGCAAAGCAACTCCACCACGGATGTTTGGAACAAACTGCCCGAATACCTGAGAAAAGCCTACGAACAACAAGAAATGGTATATGAAGTAGACCCAACGCAATTTTCTTATGGGTTAGATTTTTTAGATCCTCGGGAGCTTGTTCCAAAATTACGAGGGTTATCAGACGAACAATTAAAAGGAAGATCTTTTCCAGACTTAGTAGTTGATGCGCAATCAGCCCTAATTTCTCCAGTTCTGCAACAGACTCAAGTGGCACGTCGCCTAGAAGATGCGGGGAGCAGCCTTGGGGCAGATCAGCGTAATGCCCGAGTTCCTACAGAGCTTAAAACCGAGGTAGGAGTGACACCCGTGTATGAAACGCCTAATAGAACATGGTATTCGTTGGATACTGACGGGGCTGTAGAGTTGGAGGGTGGTTTAATGAACCATAGTGTTGGAGGCTATTCCTCAACACGTGGTGGAGGAATTGCTTACTCCGTGCGGGAACAGAAAGATTTTGCAGATGGCACTACAAAAGTTTTTAGCTTACGAGATAAAGACGGTCGACCAAGGGTTACTACGGACATTAACTTCGCGCCTCCGACGGGACCTTACACCCGTCTAATAGAGGAGGCGGGCCTTCGAGTTCATACGCGCCAGAAAGGACCCGAGGTCCTCAATGCTTATGGCTATGATAACGCGGACGTCTCTGATGAGTATTTAGAAGAGTTGTTTGCTTTATGGAAGGATCTCGGTGTGGCTCCTGACCGGGCCATGCCCGACGGTGTGCAGGGTTCGGGAGAACAATACCAGATGTACCTAGAATATGATGAAATATTTAATTATACAGACGCTGTCGATCACATAGATTCCGGTCTAACAAAAAAAATTGATCCCGAGACCGGCGAGTCTTTTATTCCGAACCCCAATGATGATGATGATGATTTTGCCGAAGGCGGCATAGTCAGCTTGGTAACTAGGGGTGATCCTAACAAACACCGACGTAACCAGCAAAGAGGAAACAATTAATGGCTAACGGCGACCCGATTACTACAATGGTTGAAAAGGTAGAGGAGATAGAAACTCCTGATTCCTTAACTCTTGAAGAGCAAGTAGAAATTGCAGCTCCCGGTTCCTTTGTACCTTCAGACGGGGGTCCGGTGGAATTGATTGAACAAGAAGATGGCGGCGTCATCGTGGACTTTGACCCTTCGGCCATGGAAGTTGATGAAAGCGACTTTTTTCGTAATCTAGCTGAAGAAATGGACGATGGTGATCTGGGCACCATGTGTAACGATCTTTTGAACGAGTTCCAGAGCAACAAGATGTCCCGCCATGACTGGGAGCAGACTTATTCCAAGGGGATGGAGCTGCTTGGTTATGTCTATGAAGAACGTACAATGCCTTTTCGAGGAGCAACCGGTGTAACCCATCCGTTGCTGGCCGAGGCGGCTACTCAGTTTCAAGCCCAAGCGTTTAATGAGTTATTACCTTCAGATGGCCCGGTACGCACAACGATTATGGGCGAAAGAACCAAGGAAAAGGAGCAGCAAGCGGTTCGTGTTAAGGAGTTCATGAACTACTACATCATGGACGTCATGGAGGAATACACCCCAGAATTTGACCAGATGCTGTTTTATTTGCCATTAGCGGGGTCTACCTTCAAGAAAGTCTATTATGACGAAGGTTTGGACCGTGCGGTCAGTAAATTTGTCCCCGCAGAACAACTGGTGGTGCCTTATGAGACAAGTAACCTGGAAACTTGCCCGTGTATCACCAATGTTGTACCTATGGACCTCAACGAGTTACGGAAACTACAACTTTCCGGCTTTTACCGGGATGTTGACATCTTACCTTCCCAGCTCTCTGATAATGAAGTAGTACGAGAACAGGATAAAATTCAAGGGGTTAGCCCCACAAACATGGAATATGACGCTAATCTGCTGGAATTTCATGTAGATTTGGATCTACCCGGCTTTGAAGAAGTGGATGAAGAGAACGAACCAACGGGCATTAAGATCCCTTATATAGTAACGATTGCCGAAGATGCCAATAAGATTTTGTCTGTTCGACGTAACTATGCCGAGGACGACGAGCTTAAAGCTAAAATCCAGTATTTTGTTCATTACAAGTTCCTTCCGGGCTTTGGTTTTTACGGATTAGGACTAATTCATGCCATAGGTGGTCTGTCACGTACAGCTACCGCCGCATTACGTCAATTGATTGACGCCGGTACGCTTTCCAACCTTCCTGCCGGGTTCAAGGCTCGTGGACTACGAGTTAGGGATGAGGCAGATCCCTTGCAGCCCGGTGAATTCAGGGATGTAGATGCCCCCGGAGGTGCCATTCGTGACAGCTTGATGCCGTTGCCGTTTAAAGGCCCCGACCAGACATTATTCCAGTTACTGAGTTTTGTGGTGGACGCAGGTCAACGCTTTGCCACCATAACGGACCTGAAAGTGGGTGATGGCAACCAACAAGCGGCGGTAGGGACTACCGTAGCTATGCTGGAACAGGGAAGTCGCGTGATGAGTGCAGTGCATAAGCGTCTGCATTATTCCATGCGCAAGGAGTTCAAGGTTCTGGCAAGAGTCATGCACGAATCGTTGCCACAGGAGTATCCGTTTTCAGTAGTGGGTGGTGACAAGCGAGTAATGGCGGCGGACTTTGATGACCGCATAGATGTTTTGCC